GGAAAGACTTCTGGCATGATATGGGAAATCATTAAAAGGGGTCGTGAACAGGCGCCAGGTAAAGACGGTATACGCAGAACAAGATGGGCTGTAGTAAGAAATACATACAAGCAGCTCGATGATACTACCATTAAGTCAATACTTGATTGGCTTCCACCTATAATTTTTGGAACTTACAGAAGTGCATCACACGATTATGTCATTAAAGGATTTAAGGGTTGCGAGATAGAACTTATATTCCGGGCATTAGATAAACCAGAGCATGTATCAAATCTTCTCTCTCTTGAGCTGACCGGAGTGTGGGTTAATGAGGCAAGAGAAGTTCCTAAAGCCATCATAGATGCCCTTGATGGTCGTATTGATAGATTCCCGTCTGCAAGGGAGGGTGGAGCTACCTGGACTGGTATGATTATGGATACTAACCCGCCAGATGATGAATCTTGGTGGTACAAGATGTTTGAGAAAGATAAGCCAGATAATTGTGAGCAATTCACGCAGCCATCCGGACTGTCTCTAGAAGCGGAGAACATTTGTGCTCCCGGTAAGGTGCCGGAAGACTATCCTGAAGGCCGACAGCCTGGACTCAAGAACGATTACTACACAAACATGATGAAAGGTAAGGCCAAATCCTATATTGACGTTTATATAAAGGGGGAATATGGATACACTAAGGAAGGTAAGCCTGTATATGAAGCTTCTTACAATGATAATCTTCATGTGGCTCCGAGTTCAATTGCTCCAACCCACGGTAGGGAAGTAGTAGTAGCCTTTGACTTTGGGCTCACTCCGTCGGCAATATTCCTACAGGCCACGCCCCGGGGGTTTGTTAATATTTTGGATGAGGTCATATCTGACGGGATAGGCATCCAGAGGTTTGTCCAGAACTACATCAAACCGCTCCTTGCCACAAAGTATAACGATTTCCAGATCTCAGTGACTGGAGACCCTGCTGGAAACCAGAGGGCCCAGACAGATGAAAGGACTTGCTTTGATGTGCTGAGAGCGGAAGGATTTAAAGTGACTCCCGCCTCTTCAAACGATTTGGTGGCCAGGACTGGCGCCGTCGAGAACTTCTTAACAAGACTGACCGATGGTAAGCCAACATTCCAGTTGGATCCATCATGCAAGGTTCTCAGGAAAGGCTTTAATAGTGGATACTGCTTCAGGCGCATCCAAGGGTCTGGAGAGCGGTACACGGAAGAGCCGGCAAAGAACCACTGGTCCCACCCTCATGACGCCCTTCAGTACGGGTGCATGTTTATTATGGGAACTATCTCTAAGGCAACTCGTGTAAAAAAGAAAAGATACCATAAGAAGTACCAGCCAGCTTCCAAGGGAGGTTATTGATGTATCGAGATAAAGCTCACGATAAAGTTAGAGAGTTGTTGAATCCTGAAGATGTGCGGAGGTTTGATTTCTTAATATCGTCCTTAGATAATTCTAAGGAGTTGCGGCCTGATAAATTTGTGAGTTACGATGGGGAATTTAAGGACTTATTGAAACGTAATGAAATAGTGGCAGTCCCACAGCCTAACACAATTCCAAAAATAGTATTAGTCTTTCATAAAGGAGAATTATTGGGATGAACAAGGAAGAAGCTCAAAAGGTGGTTAGAAAATACCTAAATGAATCCGACAGTGGAATCTTCGATGGCCTTGTGGAAGCATTAAAAGACCCCGACCTTATTACCCAAGAAGAGATGGCAGAGGGCGCCGTGAAGCTTACCGAACTATTTGACCGCAACAATATTCAGATAGTAGGGGCACCAAATCGTAAAATAAACCAAGGCGGCTTTTCGCCAATGGAACTTCATGTGCTATATAAAGGCAAGGAGGTAACATGAGTGGAAAAAGAGACAAAAAACTCCGTAAAGAATATCGTAAAGAGGTAGAGGAGTATCTTAAGAATGGCGGTATCTTTGAGCTATTTGAACTTATTGTCAAACCAAAACCGCGGTGGGTGCCACAATGGATGTGGATGTTTGGGGTCAAAATATTTATGAACGTACAGGAGGATCCGAAAGATGCCGGAGAAAAAGTTTCCGATAACTAATCAGGAGGCGCTGGACAGTATCGGAGTCCAGATAAGGAAAGACTTCACAGAGACTGAAAACCTCAGGAAGCAATTCAGAGAGACTGAGTGGCTTGAAAGTATCAGGCAGTACAAAGGGATATATGACCCTGAAGACCTTGCAAGGATACAAAAAGGTAAAAGTCAAGTCTATCCACGATATACTCGGTCAAAAGTCAATCCAGCAGTAGCCAAGCTTAACGACATGCTGTTTCCTAGCAATGACAAGAACTGGGAAATACAGACCACTCCACAACCTAAATTGGAGCAAGCTCAGATAGATGAGATTGTCCAGTCACTTGAGCCAATGGATGAAGAAGGCCAGCCGAGAGAGATTACAGACGAGGAAATAAATGACGCAATAATGGCGTATGCCAAAAACTCTCTCGAGGGAATGAGCGTCACCATGGATGATCAGCTCACCGAGGATAAATACAAGTCTAAAGCCAAGGCCATGATAAGGTCAGGCGTAATGCTTGGAACAGGCATTCTGAAGGGCCCTCTGGCAAAAGGATATATGGAGAGGTCCCTTGTCAAAAAAGAAGGGGAAGAAGGATATGTCCAAAAATCAACTAAGCGATTTAAGCCTTTTTCGGACAACATATCTCTGTGGCGATGGTTCCCGGACATGTCCTCAACGGAGCTGGGGCATTGCAATTTTGTCTTTGAGCTCCACTCCATGACCAAGCACGAATTGAGAAAGCTGGCAAAGAGAAAGAACTTTAAGAAAGATATAATGCGTAAGTACGTCAATGCTCACAAGGACGGCGACTATAAGCTCAGGCAGTGGGAGCTTGACCTCAAAGCCCTTAAAGATGAAGAGAATGTCAAGGCCAGTTCCAAGAACTACGAAGTTCTTGAGTACAACGGATATATTGACGGGCACGACCTGTTAGCTGCTGGGATAATCACGGAAGAGGACGATGCCGATAAAGACTGGTTTGTGAATGCATGGCTATTGGGCGACAAGGTAATCAAAATCATAGAGCATCCCATAGAATCTCTTACCGAGCTTTACCATGTATTCTACTTTGAGAAGGACGACTCCAGTATATTCGGTGAAGGCCTACCAAGGATTATCCGTGACACCCAAATATCCATATGCTCCGCTACAAGAGCTATGCTGGATAATGCTGCGTGGCTGGCGGGTCCCATCCTTGAACTGAACTCAGACCTGATGGAGGACGAAGATCTTGACGACATCTACCCTGGGAGAGTTTTTGAAAGGGAAGGACGTGGTGTCGATGCTCAGTACCCTGCCATAAGGGTCTATAACGTGGATTCACGCCTGCAGGACTATCTGGCGATCATAGGCAAGTTCGAGCAACTTGGAGACATGGAATCGACTATGCCGGCCTTCCTGTTCGGCGCTGCATCCAAAACAACAAATGAGACGGCCAAGGGGATATCGATCAGGTCTTCCAATACCAATCTCACAATCAACGATATAGTCAAAAACTTCGATGAGGCAAACGAAGGCTTCCTCAGGGCATGGTATCAGTGGAACATGAAGTACAACACTGATAAGTCAATAAAAGGTGATATGCAGGTCAAGGCTGTAGGGTCTTCCTCACTTGTAAGTAAAGAGGTCAGAACTCAAGCTCTTGACTTCTTCGCTCAGTCGCTGCAACCTGAAGACAAGCCTTACGTTAAGAACAGGGCGCTTCTCGAGGAAAGAATAAAAATGCACGACCTCGATGCAGACAAACTTCTTTACACTGAAGACGAAGCTCAAGCCAACATTGAAAGTGCTAGAGATTCAGAAGCTATGGCACTTGAAAAGGCAAAGGTTGAGGCAGATATCGAATATACTCGATCAAAAGCTTCACACATGAACTCTAAGGCAGAAGCCACCATACAGGGCATCAGCACTTCAGAAATGGAATCTCTAATGAGTATTTTGGAGAAATTAAAAGGAGGTCAGAGTGGAGGAGAAACTAAAGAAGAGCCAACTAGCCCAGCAAGTTAAAGAGGCCATGGGGGGCAACACGGAGTCTATGGGAAAGCTTTTAAATGCCCTTATAGACGAAGGCCACAAAGACAATGAAACAAGGCGTGGCGAAGATTATATCTGCACTCAGGGAGAGATTAAAGCTTACAGGAGATTGCAGACCCTATTTATGAAACAGAAAAAATAGCTTGACAATAATTACCGTCTATAGTATGAAAGAGGCATGACATTATCCAAAGAGGAAAAGACGCTTCTTAGGGACGTCTTAAAGAGGACAAATAACTTGCCACCGGCTCAAGGTCAGGTTACGATAAATATAACAGCCGAGAGCCAAGTGGCATCAGTGGAGGTAAAGGTAGTAAAAAGGTAACATACCGGTACACTTTAGTCCTTAACAGGTAACTTAAAGCCCGAATTAATTGTGCATGAATACGCATGGTTAATCGGGCTTTTCTAATTTGCGGCATACGCCGACATAACAATGATGGCCTACATATGGGGCCGGGAGGAAAGAATGGCAACAGAAGCAGAAGTAGATCTCAATGAAGAGGAAGTAGTAGTAGAAGAGGAGGCAGCAGAAGACGACTTTGAAGGAGCCTTTGATGAAGCCATAGAAGCTGATGAAGAGGGTGAGGAAACTCCCCCTACCGAAGAAGCTGAAGAGCTAGAAGGTGAGGCTGAGGAAGAAGAGCCCACACCTGAAGAAAAGGAAGAAGAGGTTGTCGAAGAAGAACCGGCAAAAGAGGAAGAAACTCCAGCAAAAGGTGAAGAGGCTGAGGCGGTTGATACACTTGACCAAGTCAAGCATAAATACGACACCGTATCTGGAATGTATAACTCCGAAGTCAGAAAACGGCAAAAACTTGAAGATGAGCTTGCACTACTGAAGGAAGGCAAAGCGCCTAAACCTGAAGAGGAAGAGCCAGGAGAGCCCAAAAAGGAAGTTTCAGAGTCACTCGAAGATGCATTGATGGACAAGATCTCAGGTCTTGATTCCGTTAAAGCGCTTACAGACGAGTATGACGACGAAATGCCCAAGGCTCTTAAGGACATAGCAGGTCTTATCCACAAAGAAGTAGCCGGTGACTTTGAAAAGCGGTTTGGAATACTCTCCGAAGCACTTAAACCTCTACATGAAGATCATGACAGAGCTTCTGGTGAAGCCCATTTCAATGCAGTTGAGAAAGCCCATCCAGATTTTGAAAGTCTGGAAAAGCCACTCAAAGCTTGGATTGACGGGAAGCCTTCCTACATGAGGCCAGCCCTTGAAAATGTTTATGCCGATGGTAGTGTTGAAGATGTAAATGATCTCTTTACCACTTTCAAGGCTGAGACAAACTACAAGGCGCCTGTGAAGAAAGAGAAGCCCGAAGAAAAGATAGACACTGATAAACTTGAGGACATGGAGACTGTAGATGCAAAGAAGTCTCCTGTGAGCAGTGGCAAACGAGCCGGCGCATCAAAGGACGACTTTGAGGCCGGCTGGGATGATGCCAAATAAAATTAATTAATCTTTTAGGAGGAAACAATGGCAACTACTACTTACGGTGATATTTCACCAAGAACAGCAGCCTTTGCTGCTAAAGAGTTTCTAAAGAGGGGTCTACCCCTTCTTGTACTCGAGAAATTTATGCAAGGTAAGCCTCTTCCGGGCAACAGCACCAAATCTATGTCTTTCCGTAGGTACAATGCTTTGGCGTTGGCAACAACTCCTCTTACTGAAGGCGTAACACCTATCAGCAAGAAGCTTACAAAGACCGACGTTCCTGTGACCCTTAACCAGTATGGTGATCTGGTTGAGACCACTGACGTTATCGAAGATACCCATGAGGACGATGTTCTCAAGGAGACTATGGGCATAATCGGTGAGCAGGCAGCTCAGACCATCGAGACGATCCGTTACAACGTCCTGAAGGCTTGTACCAATAAGTATTACGCCAACGGTACTGCCAGGACTGATGTAAACACAGCACTTACTGCTGCTATGCAGAAGAAGATCGTAAGGGCTCTCAAGCGTCAGAACGCGATGATGATGACAACTGTTATCAAGTCTACTGCTGACTTCAATACTGAGGCCGTACGTCCTTGCTATGTTGCCCTTGGTCACACTGACCTTACCGATGACATCAGAGGTATGACTGGCTTTATTGATGCCAAGGATTACGGACATGGAACTACTCCGTTTGAAGGCGAGATAGGCTCTGTTGGAGACGTAAGGTACATCGTGAGCAACATCTTTACTCCATACGCTGATGGTGGTGGTGCTGCTGGTGCCATGGTCTCTACTTCCGGAACAAGCGCAGACGTTTACCCTGTAATCTACCTCGGCAAGGATTCTTGGGCTGGTGTAGCACTCAAAGGTAAGTTTGCTGTTGTGCCAATGGTCATCAATCCTAACAAGCCTTCTAAGTCTGATCCACTTGGACAAAGGGGTTCTGTGGCATGGAAGACTATGCAGAATGCTCTCATTCTGAACGATGCCTGGATGGCTGTAGCTGAAGTAAGCGCAACCGACCTACCTTAATCTAACGGGGGTCTTCGGACCCCCATAATTTAATACAACAAGGAGAAGTATCATGGGAGATGTAAATAAAATCACGGAGGCATCACCGTATCAAAAGATGCAGGATATGCTGACCAGCCTGTTAAACAGGTCTTTTACCGCTGCCGGCTTAACTATCGGTGGCACATCTACTAAAATCAAGATTGCCGTGGCACTCAAGTATTGCGTTAATGGCCTTATGTACAGCAAGGCTATTACTGACAATATTACTATTACTGCCGGTGCAGAGCAGCCTATATCAACCTTCTGTAAATACCTGGTGAGCATAGTCGCTGGCGGGACTGTAACTGTAACCAAAGGTAACGACGCTGCAACTGCAGTGTTGGCTCTTCTTCCTGACCTTCCGGCAGACAGTGCGCCAGTTGGCTACTTTCAGGTAGCAACTAGCGGTGCAGGTACTTTCATTGCAGGAACAACTGCTCTGGATGCGGCTCAGGTTACAGACACTTATCAGGATCTCAGCTCTATCGCAGTTGAGTCCTAAGGAGGTTCATTATGAAGAGATTTCATAAGGGGTTAATAGCCTTCGCAATCGTAGCAGCTCTTGGCATTACATATCGAGCACCTGTTGTCGATGCTGCAATCAATGCCATTAAGCAGTTGAAAATAGACCTCACCAATGGTACAGTGCCGGTTGCTGCGGGTAACTTGTCAGGGATGTCAGGTGACATAACAGTAGCCAGTACGGGCGTTGCCACTATAGCTGACTTGGCAGTGACGGAAGGGATGCTATCTGCTTATACCGCAGATGCCCTCCATGCGAACAGGATAGCCAGGGCGACTTTTGACTTTGGTGTAGATGGTGGCTCACATAATACAGATTATGATATGGGTGTGGACCTACCTGACAATGCCGTTATTACCCGAGCGTGGTACGAGGTCATCACTACTTTTGAGAGTGGTGGGTCTGATGCTGCGATTCTTGGTCTTGGTCTTCCTACTGATGACGCACAAGGTATAGTTGCCTTTGCTTCGATAAGTTCGGGGACTCCGTGGGACGCTGGCTACCATGAAGCGATCCAGACTGGTACTGCGGCAAACTTCTCCACGAAGACAACCGATGCAAGGGCATTTACATTCTCTATAGCAAGTACCGCTGCAGGTGATATAACCGCGGGTAAACTTGCACTCTTTGTGGAGTATGTAGAATCTGATTAACCTTAACAATTCTTAAAGGGCCCTCATTCCGGGGGCCCTAATTTTAAACAAAGGAGAAGCATCATGGCAAGAAAAGGGAACAGGGCTCCAGGGTCCGAGGCCGGCAAGGACGTGAAGCCTACAAAAGAGGCTGACGAGAACAAGGATGTTGTAGTTGATGAAGCGCCAACCGTAGAGACAAAGGTGCCACCAGAGGGGCCTCCCGTCGAAGAGGAGGAAGCTCCTGCCGAGGAGGAAGTAGTTGATAAGGCGCCTGAGCCCGAGAAGAGTTCGGCAGCTGAGGTTGATACAAGGCACAGGCCTCCTGCTGCAAAGAAGAAAAGGATGTTCCGGATTATCCTCGGTGAACAGGACAATTCTGACAACAACCAGGATCAGCTTGTCACCGACCCAAGTGACGGCAAACAATTTTTGATTAAACGTGGCTTCGAGGTTGAAGTCCCAGAGGGCGTTGTGAACAATCTGAAAGAGTCTGTCGTTACCAAGCTCAGTTACGATAGAGAAGGCAACGAAGTATGGAAAGATATACCGAGATTTGCCATAACAGAATTGGGAGAAGTAAAATAACATGACCGGTGCGGAGATCATAAAGGTTATCAGGAAGGGCTTTCTGTTTGACAATGATCAGCCTTATACTTGGGACGATGATCTCCTTGAAATACTCTTAAATGAATCAGAGAGGGAGGCTTGCCGTAGGACTAATCTCATTGTAGATGAAACTACGGCAAGTGATTCCGAGGCTGTCCCCCTACCCTTGTGTGCCCTTGATGTAGTTGCTGAAACATCAAAGTACACCCTTTCACAAAAGATAATAAGAATAAGACAATGCGTTCCTTCTTGGAACTCCATCGCACTCTTACAGAAAACAGAAGGATGGCTTGACGAGAAGTATCCTTCCTGGAGAACATCTACGGGCACCCCGATATACTTCCTGCAAGACAAAGGGGAAATCATTGTAGTCCCAACACCCATTGCAAACGATACCCAATCAGTTTCCAGCATTACTCTATCTGGATCCACTGCTACAGTCACTTTAGGTGGCCATGGTTACACTACTGGCAAGAAGGTTGCCCACGCTGGAGCAGATCAAGCAGAATACAATGCATCAGCCTCTATAACCAAAATAGACGATGATACTTACTCATATACCATCACAGGATCGCCAGCAACGCCTGCTACGGGCACAATTACCGCTACGCTGGTTGACACCCTCGCTCTCGAGGTTCAAAGGCTTCCTCTGTCCGATATAGAGCTTGCCCAAGATGAATCACCAGAGGTGGCAGCAGAATACCATTTCTCCCTTATAGACTGGGTAGTGCACCTTGCTTTGGGAAATCACGATAAAGACTCGGAGCATTTCGCTAAATCACAGGCTCACGAAGCTAAATTTACTCAAAGGTTTGGTCCTGCAGTTTCAGCCAGGACTGAGAATAATAGAAGAAGAAAGCCCAAGAACAAAGGTTTGAGGGCAAAAGGATTTGGATTTTCATAATAGGAGGAAATTATGTATACAGAAGAGATGGTTTCAATATCCAAGGCAGATGATGGCGGATATGTAATTAGCGTCAGGGTTAAAAGGAAGAAGAAAAAGGAAAGCAAAGGTGAGATTTGTTGCCATGAAGGCTGGGACAATAAGACCATAATTGCTGCAGATCTTGATGCGGTTAATGAAAAGCTTGGCAAGATCCTTCCAGACCTGAAAGCTGGTGGCATGGAAGAGGATGAGTTCGCCAAGGCCTTCAAAGAAGTTGGCAAAGAGGAGGATTAAGATGAAGAAGCTTGGTCTACTATTAATAGCTTTAGTTTTCAGCTTAAGCTCAACGGTATACGCCGGCACTGTTCTTCTTAGTGGAGCTACCGCAACGGGTGCCGGCACACCTATGGCTTGCAAGCAGTGTAAAAGCCATACAATAGTTGTCACATTTGTAAACACATCAACGCTGGTGATCTCTCTGGATGGTAGTGTTGACAATACTACCTGGCCGTCAATCGGTGCATACACAATCGATGCCACGGATATTTCCAACGGATATGCCATCCTGCACATTAATGATAGGCTTGTGGATTATGTTAGGCCGAACATTACGACATTGACTGGTGGTGGAGCTGCTGTAACTGCAACGGTATCGTCAGCTAAATAAGAGGTTCTTATGAAAAGATATCTATTATTCGCATTTATAGGACTGCTTGTAGCCACTCATGCTTATGGAGGTCAGTTTACAAGTCAATCTCCAACTACATCTACGCCTGTAAATCTACAGGATAGTTCTGGTAATACAGCAGGGCTACATGAAATGCCATCTGGCGGTTATGCTGTAGATGTTCATGTGGCTCATGTGCATGATGATTTATTTCTTCATTATTTCCATAATCATACGGGAGCGTCTACAACATTAGATGGAGCCGTATCTAAGGGAGATACGCAGGTAGTAGTAACGAGCGCAACGGGAATTAGTGTTGGGGACATATTAGAACTGGAGAGTGGCACTACGCATATTCATTTATATAGAACAGTAACGGTAGCTGCCGGAACAACTATTACGCTGGATGCACCCGTTCCTCAAGACTTAGCCAGTGGCAGTAATGTAATAGAGGTAGCATTTAATATGGTTGTAGCTGGCACACTAAGCTCCCCTGTAGCATATACCGTATTACCAGCAGCCGGGGAGGTTATACATATTGAAAGAATACTTATTGAGCTTGTTCATAATGGCGCAGCCGATGATAGTAAGTTTGGTGACAAGGCCGCGCTTGCTAATGGGGTTCACCTGCGAGTTAATCGAAATAGCGGAGAGTCGTATGAAGATTTGACTAATTGGAAGCTCAACAAAGATATAAAAGAAGATATGTTTGATGTTGATTATACGGATAAAGCAGGGTCAGGGAAGTACGCAACTAGCGGCAGATGGACAATATCTACCTCAGGGGCCATTATAAGGCTTGATGGTGACAATGGCGACACGTTTGAGGTTTTAATACAAGACGCTATGGCAGGCGGTGGAACACTTGTAGATTTTCAAATGAAAGCACAAGGACACTTTGAGTAATAATCAGGAGAATGTAATGAAGAAACTGTTAAGTATTGTTTTTGCCGTTCTATTGGCGGGGTCTTGTGCTACCCCAGCTTCAGCTGCTCTTACTTCGGGGAGCCCTGTAGCAGGAAGTGGAAGCCTATGCCGAGATGGCAACGGAGTAATATCAGCCTGTGTAAGCACAGACTCTTTTGAGTTTAATGACTTAGCTTTCACTGGTAATTTAGCGGGAGGATATGACAATTACACAGCTAATGTGACTCTGGATGGACAGTTTATGGTCACTTGTGATGCCTCTGGTGGAGCGATTAATATTACAATGCCTACCGCAGTAGGAAATGCAGGCACTATGTATTATGTAAAGAAAGTAGATGGGACAAATAATGCCTGCAATATGATAACTAACAGCACGGAAACTATAGACGGATTGGATGATGGGATTATATTAATGGAACCCCTTCTATCTGTTGGCTTTGTATCAGATGGCAGTAATTGGTGGACATTTATTCGTAGGGCAAGTGCTGGGGAAGTTGCCCCAACTTTAGCTAATTATTCTGTTATAGGAACTTTTACAGATTGGACTTCTGTTAGTAGACTCGCCAGAAGGGATGGTGATTACCTTAGAATAGAAGAAACTTCGCGCAACCCCGGTTTTCAAGCTTGGTGGACTTTTGAAGGGATACACACACCCAATAGAGTAATATTTAGGGGTTGTATATATGCTGGGACTAATCAGCATGACGTAGAGGCTCAAATATTTAATAATGCCTCATCTGCTTGGTATGAATTAAGAGAAAATGCAGTAAACCAAAATCCCTCAGTAAGTGATTGGCAGCATACTCCATATTCAGATGAAAGTTCCCCTCACGATAGAATATATGATGTGCCAAATCCACCGGGGGATTATGTAGATAGTAGCGGAAATGTATTGGTAGGTATTAAACATACAGAAGCAGGGTCAACAAGTGATGATTGGTATTGTGATTCACTTCATGTGGAAGGGCATTAAAGAACATATTTAAAATAAGTCAATAAGGAGCCTCCCTTGAACGCAAAAGAGATTGAAGAGATAAAGTCAGCGGTATCGTCAGCAATCGAAACCGAACTTGGTCAGTATAAGGTTCCAAAAGAACAGCACTACCAGGATCATCTATGGATCCTAGAAATCAGGGACTGGGCTGAGACTATTCAAAACTCTGCAATCAAGGCGGTTGTTACAACTGTCGTCGGTGGCTTGATGCTTCTACTTATTCTCGGGTTTATCTTTTGGGGCAAACAGAATATAGGGCAATGAAATGAGCAGAGACTTATCATTACTTACTCCTTATATGCAAAGGAAGTACCGGGAATTAAAAGCGGAGGCAGCAAAGGTTGGCCTCTATTTTTTTATCACCAGGACGGCCTCTATTCTTTTAGAGCAACAGACTTTATACCTCCAGGGTAGAGAGTCGCTTGAAGAAGTAAACCACTGGAGGGAAGTCTGCAACTGGGCACCGATTACTGAAGAGCAGAACAAGAAGGTAACTTGGACGCTCAACTCTAAGCACCTTATAAATACCGATGATCTGGATTATTTTAATGATCACTCCCTTGCCTTCGACATAGTTCTTTGCGACAAGAACCATAAGAATATCCACTGGAACGATAAGGCCGATGTAAACGCCAATGAGATCCCTGATTATGAAGAGCTTGCAAAAATAGGCCGGCGTATAGATATTGACTGTGGAGCAGACTTTAAGGATGAAGACGGGAAGCCAACGCCAGACTGGGTACACTTTCAACAGCCGGAAGGCATAACAGGATTTGAGAAATAAGAAATGAAATATTCAATTCAAGCCTACATAAAAACTTCTAACAATGGTATACGGAATGCTGTTCAACAGCTTATTCCCTCTAAGGATGATCCAAGCATATGGGATAGCCAATACGAGTGCATCGACACAGTAGATGAGGATGGCAAGGTGCTTGTAATAAATGCCAGCTTCCATGTTAAGTCGGAAAGGGATGGGGTGGTTGCTTCCATGAAAGGTCTTGCGGGGGTGATAAATGCCTGTGAAGTTGGTAGCTTTGTTATGGAATACAAAACTTGGCATGATGAGGCTGTTGACGGAATACCACCTAATCCTTGCGAACAAGAAACTATTTTAAGGAAAGAATAGATGGCATTAACTGATGGCCTTGAACTGGCTATAAATTTCAATAGTGACGTACTCGATAAGTCGGGCAATGGGCGTGATGGTACAGCCTCTGGCATGACTTATAATACCACGACTCCTATGGTGGGGAGTGGGTCTGGTGCATTTGACGGGATAAATGACCATGTAAGTGTAGACGTTGCCTCTTCCCCACAATCGGATATTCTTGATTTAACCACTGGGACTATAGCAGTATGGTGGCGGGCTAATGCTCCGACAAATGAGCAAAAATATTTAATGACTACAAGTCAGGGTTTAGCTTCCCCTAATGGCGATGAGTATTATATAATTTTTAGGGGTGATTCTGCACACAGAATACAAGGTGTTTGTACCAATGGCGGTAGTGTGATAATGTCAGCGGTTGCGAATGTTTCATTTAATGACACCAATCCTCACTTATGTATAGTCAGGTCAAATGGTACAGGAAATATAGAGATATACATAGATGATATTTCAAGGGCTTTAACTAGCAGTCCGCTTACTGATAAATTTCTAGGCCATGCGGTAAACGCAGACAGAATGAATATCGGGGCATTAGAAAGAGATGTTTTTAGATATCATGGTGATAAAGACGTAGACGCACTTGCTATATGGAACAGGGCTTTAACTACAGCAGAAATGACAGAGTATTGGAATGGCGGGGCTGGGATAGAGTTGGAAGTGTCAGGTTTTCAAGCGGCATGGGCAAAAAATAGCAATCAAATAATAGGGGCAATGCAATGAAAAAGAATGTTGCGGGTCAGGTTATAGGGGCAGAAATGATAACGGCGGCAGATGGCACGGCCTTTACTGGCTCGGTCACTTGCTACTACACTATTGATGGCGGATCACAAACATTAGGCTCGGTAGGGAGTGGTGTTTGTACGCATGAAGGCAACGGACTGCATACCTACACTCCGGCGCAAGGTGAAACAAACGGTAATCACATCGCTTGGACTTTTATCGGCACAGGCGCGATCCCAGTCACAATTCAGGTTTATCCAGCCTTTCCTCAGACGGGCGACACCTTTACGAGACTTGGGGCTCCAGCAGGGGCAAGCATTGCTGCGGATCTTCTTGTCATTGATAATTTTGTTGATGAACTTGAAACAAGATTGTCGGCGGCGAGGGCGGGTTATCTTGACAACCTTTCCGCCGGCGCTGTTGCTCTTGAGGCGACACTCACAGCCATGAAAGGTGGAGGTTGGACTACTGAGACACTTGTTGCCATAAAGGCTGCTATAGACGCCCTCCTGCCCACTGGCGTAAGAACTGTGACTATACAGCTCTATGAGACAGGTGGCTCGACTCCTATTGCAGATGTTGTTGTAACGATATTCAACAGCGATGAGACACTTCGGCTTGGAACCTATACAACGGACAGCAATGGTCAAGTTGTAGCAAATCTTGACGATGCAACATATAAGATAAGATCGAGGAAGGCTGGAGCGACTTTCACTACGCCGGAGACTATCGTGGTGACTGCAGACAGCACCAAAACATTATATGGAGACACAATCACCATAGCAGCTCCTGCGGATCCAGATGTGTGCAGAGTGTACGATTATCTCTTCCTGGCTGACGGAGTAACAAAGCCTGATGAGGCAACAGTAAGGGCCGAAATAGTAAAGACGCCATTCAGTGCCGATGGCAAGATACACTCTGGAGATATTATCACTGAAGTATACGACTCAGATACTGGGCTGATCTACTGGGATATCGTTCAAGGAGCTACCGTGAGCTTCCTTATAAAAGACTTTATCAAGGTCACACGGGTAGTCCCTGCACTTGCAACGCAAAGGCTGGCAGATCTCTAAGGAGGATGGCATGAAGTTGATTGATGATATTATAGAAGGCCTTTCCAGTAAAGCAAAGAAGGCTATCGTTGGAGCAATTATTGCTCTCTTTATTGGAGGCGGTGGCGGGGGATCCTATTTGGTTTTCGCTAAAAATTCGGACTTCCAGATACATCTAGCCCAGCACAACATAAAAGATACTCGGAGGGACATAAGGCTCGTAGAGCGCCTAATGAAAGAATACCGGGATGATTACGGCAAGGACTTGGAGGGCGCCACGGAAAAGCAAAAAGAGATATATAAGGACTGGGAAGACGATCTGGACGATTATAGGGATATCTTGAAAGATGCTAAAGAGAAAGCCAAAGGATAAATAAAAATGGGACACAAACTTTATGCTCCAAGAACGTATTGGGATGCACCAGAAAAAAAACTAGCCGAAACTTGTAATGGCTGTGGTACAAAAGGGCTTGGTGGATGGTTTGTGCCTGAGACTCTTTATGGCTTAAGCATCACCTCATGTTGTGATATCCACGATTGGATGTATGGAGAAGGTGTAACAATAGAAGATAAAAATAAAGCCGACAGAGCGTTTCTCAACAATATGTCCAGAATAATAGATGCCAAAAGCGGAAGAGCACTTAAACTATTGAGGCGGATAAGGGCCAAGTCATACTATAATGCTGTGAAGTATTTTGGTGGGTCTGCTTTTTGGAGTGGCAAGAATAAGCCGGGAGAAATGGGAGAGCCTTCTTATGACGTTTAAGGAAAAAACATGCAGCAAATGCAAATCTACATTGCCAGTCTCCCAATTTGGCGCGCGCAAAGATAGAAAAGATGGATTGAGATCGCATTGTAAAATGTGTAGATCTAAAGAGGCCAAGAGATATCATGAGGACAATAAGGACACCCGTAATGAATATACTAAAAAGCGCTATTTAATTCTGATGAATGCACCCGAAAAAACCATCAGCGTAAAAATGAAAAAATGTTCGGCATGCAATAAAACAAAAAGTTCATCTGAATTTGGGAAGAAAAAAACTTCTAGTGATGGCCTCAGGTCTCTATGTAAAAAATGCAGGTCTGAAAAAGAACTAATTTACAGAAATAAATTTCCAAGGAAAGTAGCCGAAATAAAAAGAAAAAGCTATCAGGCCAATAAGGAGAAATATAAATCATATTATGCTCAATATGTGAGAGATAATAGAGCTGATTGTAATGCAAGGACAAGAAAGAGACAGCTTTCTAAGCTGAAAAGAACTCCTAAATGGGCAGATATGTTGAAAATAAAAGAAGTTTACAGGGATTGTGTGGAGATTAATTTAGCTGCATTGATAGCAGGCTGTATTGAAAAATTTGTAGTGGACCATATAATACCACTTCAAGGGAAGCATGTTTCTGGATTGCATGTGCATAACAATTTGCAAATAATGACTGCTTCTGACAATGCTGTAAAATACAATAAATTCAATTTATGTGAGGCACCTTAAATGGGCAAGCAAATAACATCATCACATACCTTCCCTTTTCAAGGCGGAATCGATGAGGTTCACGACATATCGAACCTGACCCCTGTTGCTTTGATCAACGGGAAGTTTCCAGTAGGAATGTCTCAGGCTCAAAATGTCAGACCTGTAAGACCAGGGTTTGATCAGAGAGGTGGGATGGCTAAACAACATGCAACTACTGACCATTCAACAAAAGAGATAATTTCTATGTACGGCTTCAGTAAGGGACGAATAGACGAAAAAGCTTTTTTTGTGCAACTGGACGATGGGAGCGTGGAAATAGCCACGACCAATCCACCCGGTGTCACAGCATAACAATTAAATTAAGAACGTAAACCACAGGAGGTTGAAATGAGTTTTAGTGACTATTTGGAAAATAAAATGCTTGATCATATCTTGAATGATGGAGCCTATAGTGCCCCGGCAAATATCTTTATTGGGCTCTATACTGCCACTCCAAACGATGCAGGGGGAGGAACAGAGGTGTCCGGAGGTGCTTATGCAAGGCAGTCAACTGGCGCTTCCGACTGGGATCCTGCCGCTGGTGGCAGTAAGGCCAACTCAAGCGTGGTCACTTTCCCAGACGCTACGGCTGATTGGGGAGTTGTAACGCACTTTGGTATATTCGATGCTGTTAGTGGTGGTAATCTTATGGGTTACGGTTCTCTCACATCAAGTAGGGACGTAAAGGACGGGGATATTATTAAATTTACTGCAGGAAATCTAACTGTGAGTCTTGATTAATGGCGCTTTCCGGCTGGAAAAATTATAAGAAGATTGAGATAGATAATGCTAATGTCGATGCGACTTTGGCAGGGTTTACTATTCTTTTAAGCCTATCTGCTTCATCTGGCACCTCAGCTTACGATATATCTGATATCTTCACAGAACTTGGAGCTAACAGTAAAAAGATAGCCGTATTCCTGAGCGATGAGTCTACGGAATGTTATGTGGAAATAGAGCGCTGGGACAATGGTAGCAGTGAAGCCGAACTCCACGTTATACTCCCATCGGTAAGCGATTCAGCCAAGACCGCTATTTATTTTGCTTACGACAGCACGAAGGCCGACAATACGACTTATGTTGGAGATACAGTATCAACACCAGCCCAAGCCTCTTGGGACGATGATTTTGTAGAGGTTTCACACAATGCACAGGATCCTTCTGGCGGTGCAGACTCAATAAAGGACTCCACTTCATATCTAAACCATGGAACACCTGGCGGTTCTATGACAGCAGGGGACCTTGTAGCTGCCCAGATAGGTGAAGGTCTTGACTTTGAGGGTACTGACGACAACTTGCAGTTTGGTAACGATATTAACGATGGTCTTGACGGCGCCTCTGGGATTACTATGGAGGTACTGGTAAATATTGCCTCACTCCCTGCTACTGATACTGTCGAGAAGTTCATGGGAG